AAATGATCTTGACCCAAAGCTTGAGTCTTGGATGAGCAAAAACCCTTGGTTTGGACCTCAAGGGGATATGTTTATGACTCGTGGAGCGCAGGCTTTGCACGAGCAACTGGTGGGGGTTGAAGATTACGATCCTTCATCAGACGAGTATTACGCGGAAATAGATAGGCGCATGCGCCAAGAAATGCCGCACAAATTTCAGGATAAACGGCAGAACGTCCAAGCTGTTGCTCCTGCGTCCAATGGACGGTCATCTAAAAGTGGACGGAAAAAGACGGTGGAACTAACGCCGGGACAGGTGGCTTTTGCTACTAAAATGAAAATTCCTCTTGAGCTATACGCAAAAGAGGTAGCGAAACTTGAGAGGAAAGCGAAATGACTGATCGTGCAAGCCGGGATTCGCAAACCCGTGAAAAAAAAGCGAGAACTGCCGATTGGAAACCGCCTTCAACACTTGAGGCTCCAGAAGCCCCTATTGGCTACAAACACCGTTGGATCCGTGAATCTGTCATGGGCTACGATGATAAAAACAATATTCACAAAAAGAGGCGTGAAGGATGGGAGCTTGTAAAAGCAGAAGACCATCCTGATTTTGATGCCCCTGTTTTGGATGAAGGAAAAAACGCTGGCGTGATTGGCGTAGGTGGTCTGGTTTTAGCCAGAATACCAGAAGAAATCGTGGAACAAAGAACTGCTCACTACGAATCAGTGACGCAAAATCAAATGGAAGCTGTGGATCGTGATTGGATGCGTGAAAACAATCCAAACATGCCAAAGCAAAAACCTCAACGTTCCTCTTCCGTGTCCTTTGGTGGCCCGAAGGGAGGGGACAATTAGTCAAGGAGACTAAATTATGGCGAATCAAGATGCCGCATTTGGCATGCGCCCCGTCAAAAGGATAGGTGGAACACCCTATACTGGTGGGCAAAGCCGTTATCGCATTGCCAGCAATTATGGCACTGCAATTTTCCAAGGCGATATGGTTATGCAAGTAACTGGCGGCGGAATTGAAGTTCATGCTGATGGTGGGACTGTTCCTATTGTTGGCGTGTTTAATGGATGTGAGTACACTGACCCAACAACAGGAAAGAAAACTTTTTCAAACTTCTATCCTGCAAGCACTGTTGCTTCTGACATAATCGCATTTATCATTGATGACCCTATGGTTATCTTTGAAATTCAAGCTGCGATTGCATTCCCTGTAGCAGATCTTTTGGGTAACTTTGATATTGTTTACACAACTGCTGGAAGCACCGTTACAGGTCTTTCAGGGGCTGAATTGCAAGTCACAGACGGCGGAACGGCAACATCGTTGCCTTTAAAAGTCATTGATATTTCAGAAGATCCTGAAAACAATGATGTAGGATCAGCACATACAAATGTTTTGTGTGTAATTGGAAACCACATGTTCGGCGTTAAAGGCGCTGGATTAGCATAAGGAGGCCGAATAATGGCTATTTCAAGAGCTCAACTAGCGAAAGAGCTAGAGCCCGGCCTTAACGCTCTATTCGGAATGGAATATGATCGTTACGATGCCGAGCATGCTGAAATTTACGACACCGAGTCTTCAGATCGTGCATTTGAAGAAGAGGTAATGCTCGTAGGCTTTGGTAATGCAAATACTAAGTCAGAGGGATCTGGCGTTGCGTTTGACTCTGCTTCAGAGGCTTACACAGCACGTTACTCACATGAGACAATCGCACTTGCGTTTGCGTTGACTGAAGAAGCTATGGAAGATAATTTGTATGACCGCCTTGGCGCACGTTATACAAAAGCTCTTGCACGCTCTATGGCGCACACAAAGCAAGTTAAGGCTGCGGCAACACTGAATAATGCATTCAGCAGCAGCGTTACAGGCGGTGATGGTAAGGAGCTTTGTGCTACTGACCACCCATTAGCTGGCGGTGGTACTCTTCGTAACGAGCCAACAGTGGCTGCTGACCTTAACGAAACATCACTTGAGAATGCTCTTATTGACATCTCAACATTCGTTGATGAGCGGAACATGATTATCGCACTTCGCGGTATGAAATTAATTGTTCCACCACAGCTTCAGTTCATTGCTGATCGCCTTCTTGAGTCAACACTTCGTCCAGGCACAGCCGACAACGATGTAAATGCTCATAGAAATATGGGTATGTTGCCTGAAGGTTACGTTGTTAATCACTTCCTGACTGATACAGATGCTTTCTTTATCAAGACGGATGCGCCTAACGGCTTTAAGCACTTTGAAAGAACTCCAATGTCAACTGGTATGGAAGCTGACTTCGATACTGGCAACATGCGGTTCAAGGCTCGTGAGCGTTATAGCTTCGGCTTTAGCGATCCTCGCGCAGTGTTCGGTTCACCGGGCGCAGCATAAATTAGAACAATTGTTCTTGTTGGAAGGGGCGGCAGTTGCCGCCCTTTCTTTTTTGATGTATAGTTTTTTTATTCCCTGACAGCCCTAATGTGGGGCTGACTCTAGCCACGACAGGAGATCTCAATGGCTACTACTACTTTCAACGGAGCGGTACGCTCCGAAAATGGATTCAAAACCATTTCAAAAAGCTCTACGCTTGGAACTTTTACTGACCATATTGTTGCGACAAGCGGCGGTGTTCTTGAGGTTCAAAAAGTTGCTACATCTGGTGTAAACAATATTGTTGCAGCAGGAACGTCTACTGGTGCAAATAACGCCAGCTTGGGTACAGCGGCTACTATCTTCAACATTACTCCAAACGCACATGGCTCTGGTATTGCTGATGCAGCCATCAACACCTTTGTTACAAAAATTGGTGGAGACATCACGACAACAATTCTTGTTGATCTTCACGGTGGGCTTGCTTCAGGTGGCGCGGATGATGTTATTGGTACTGATGGCGGTACGGCAAACGCTTATATTGCTGAGTTGACTACTGCTGTTAATGGTATTCCTTACTTGATTGAGTTCGCTTGTTTAGAAGTTCCAACAGGTGGAGATCCAGATATTAATCTTGTTTGTTCTGCAACTGGAACGGACGCAGAAAATGCGGCTGTCACAAGTGGGACTGTTCTCCTTAACAACGGAGATTTAACACTTGGGTTTTATGTTGAAGCAGACGGTGGAGCGACACTAGCGGCACTTACTAAGAAGTTTTTGTATCTAACGTGTGGTGATGCAACTGATGCTGCCTATACTGCGGGTAAGCTGGTTATAAAGATTCACGGCGCAGCATTTGATTTCAATAACGGTTAATTTTTTTAGAGAGGGGTAAAACCCTCTCTTTTTAAGGAGATTAAAATGGGTCGTTCAGACGTAAAAGTCCAGTTTATCAGCGATGAAGTAGTAGCGGATGATGATTTTATTGTCACTGCCGCTAGACCAAATACTGCTGCAACTTTAGCAAATACTGCATTTGCTTCTGGCGGAGCCAGAGTCTTATCAGTGACAACGGCAGGAACAAGTGACAACGGCAAAAGTAATACTATTGTCGGTACAGATGTTTTTGACAACGTGATAACAGAAGTAATTACTTCTACTGGTTCTGCTGAAAACGTAGATGGAGCTAAATATTTTAAAACAGTTACTTCAGTTACAAGTTCTGCACAGTTTGCAGGGAACATAATTGTAGGATCTCTTGCTACTGCGGCTCAAGCTGTTTTTGGTGGGCCAGTTAGACTTAAAGGATATTCAATAGTATCTGGCGGAACAGCAGGAGTCATTGAGTTTGTTGATGGAACACCAGAGGATGGGACTGTATTATTTAAGGCAAGAACCATTGGCACAGATAATACAACGCTAGATAATACTATCCCAGATGAAGGGATTTTGTTTCAAAGCGGTTTATCTATTAAATACACAGTTGGTACGATTGATATGATGAATTTTTTCTATGCCTAGAAAAAAAGAAACACCGATTAAAAACTCGGTGAAATCTGGTAATTTTCGCGCTACCAAAAAAGGCGCGGGAATGACAGAAAAAGGCGTAAAAGCTTATAGAAAAGCTAATCCTGGTAGCAAGCTTAAAACAGCAGTTACTGGCAAGGTTAAAAAAGGAAGCACAGCTGCCAAAAGACGCAAATCATTTTGCGCTAGGTCTGCTGGGCAGATGAAGAAGTTTCCAAAGGCAGCTAAAAACCCTAACAGTCGGTTGCGTCAGGCTAGAAAAAGGTGGAAATGTTAAGTTCTCAGTTCGTAGCAGGAACTATTTTTGTAGCTTTTATAGGCGCTTGTGTCGCTGGTCTTACATGGATTTCATCAACTCTTATTGAAGTTGATAAAAATGTGGCAGTCATGGCTATGAAGATTGATACTAATAATGAAAAAATAGACCAGCTTCATGACATGATTAGGCCTATGTGGGAAGAATTCACAGGAAGGACTTACGATGACAATCTCGCGCAGTTCGATCCCGAAGCAGATTTCAAATTCACCGTCAAAGCGGAGTTCTAAAATGCCAAAAGACGCTTGTTATAGTAAAGTAAAAGCTCGTTACAGAGTTTTTCCAAGCGCATATGCTTCAGGCGCTATTGCGAAATGCAGAAAAGTTGGTGCTGCTAATTACGGCACTGGCGGCAAGAAGAAAGCCAAGAAGAAGGCCACTGGTGGTGCTGTTACAATGAATAATGGAG